CGGCCTGGCCGCAGCTGTCCCGGACGTGCCGAACACCGGCACCTACGGCGGCATCGACCGCGCCACCTGGGCGTTCTGGCGCTCGCAGGCCTTCTCGGGCGTGACCAACGGCGGCGGCGCCGTCTCCCAGGCCAACATCATCCAGTACATGACCGCGCTGGCGCTGCGCCTGGTCCGCGGCCAGGACAAGACCAACCTGATCGTGGCCGACGCGAACTACTTCGCCCTGTACGTGAACGCCCTGCAGGCGATCCAGCGCGTGACCAGCGACGGCTCGGGCGAGGCCGGCGCCGGCTTCGCCAAGCTGAAGTTCTACGGCGGCGGCAACTCCTGCGACGTCGTGCTGGACGGCGGCATCGGCATGGCCACCTCGAACCGCATGTACTTCCTGAACACCAAGTACATCAAGTTCCGCCCGCACAAGGACCGCAACTTCGTCCCGATCGGCGGCGAGCGCCAGGCCGTCAACCAGGACGCCATCGTCAAGCTGTACGGCTGGGCCGGCAACCTGACGGTGCGTGGCTCGCAGTTCCAAGGCGTGCTGAAAGCCTGATCGAACGGTCCCCGCGCGAGCGGGGGCCACCTCCCACCACCGAAATAGGAGCATCAAATGCCGTTTTCCACTAATCCGCAACTGGGCATCGACCTGGTCAACACCGTCCCGGCCAGCGATATCGCCAGCGGCCGCGCCGTTCCGCACAAGATCGGCAAGCAGGTCTGGGGTGACGACGGTCGCCTGTACGTGTTCGCGCAGGCCGGCGGCGCCATCGCCGCGTCGACCGCCGTGTGCAGCGTGAACGCCACCACCTTCCAGGCGACCGCCACCGGCGGCGGCTACCTGTCGCCGGCCACCGCCATGGCTACCGGCGATTACGCCTGGTTCTCGAAGGCATCCGTGTAACACCCCGCGCCGGGGGCCTCGGCCCTCGGCATTTTCTCGATCGCACACCTGAACTACTTCAAGGAGCACCACATGTCCCAAATGATCGCATCCGACGTCGCCAACCCCGACTACGTGGGCCGCAGCGACCCCGACGCCGCCCTGTCCGTCCTCTTCTACTCGAAGCCGATGAAGGACGAGTTCCAGAGCGAGCAGAAAGCCCGCCCCATCTTCTTCGACGCCGACATGGTCAAGATCTTCCTGCCGGGCGACGACAAGAACATCATCGACACCTTCGTGCGCGAAGACCACAAGCAGCGCTTCCCGCGCCAGTGGGCGCACTACCAGAACAAGCTGGCCGGCGATCAGCGCCTGGCCGGCAAGACCCCGATCGACCAGTGGCCGCGCCTGACGCCGGCACAGGCCGAGGAGCTACGCGCCGTGAAATTCCTGGCGGTCGAGGACATCGCCAACGCCAGCGACTACCAGATCCAGGCCATCGGCATGATCGCCGGCATGTCGCCGCACGCCTTCCGCGACGCCGCACGCTCGTTCCTGCGCATCGCCACCGACGAGGCCGCCGAGTCGAAGACCGCCGCCGCCCTGGCCGAGGTCAATGCCGAGAACGCCACGCTGAAGCAGCAGATGGCCGAAATGATGACGCGCATGGATGCGCTGGCCGCTGCAACCAGCGCGGCGCCCGCCGTCGACCCGCTCGCCGCCCTGGCAAGCGCCAATCCGGCCGAGCATGCCGTCGAAACCACTGCGGCGACGACCCGCCGCACCAAAGGAGCCTGATCCATGAACATGCTGCAGATCATCCAGGCCGCTGCCGGTGAGCTGGGAATCCCCCAGCCCTCGCTGGTGGTCGGCGTCAAGAACGACGACACCATCCAGCTGCTGGCGCTGCTCAACGGCCTCGGCGGTGATCTGCAGCAGGACTACATCTGGCAGGCGCTGAGCAAGCCGTACCGCTTCAGCACCCAGTTCCTGACGGTCACGGGCACCACCACGGCGAACAGCCCGGTGGTGACCGGCCTGAGCGCCACTACCGGCCTCGACTCCACTTACCAGGTGCTGGGCGTGGGCGTCGACGACGACGTCTACGTGCAGTCGGTCGATTCCGCCACCCAGGTGACGCTGGACACGCCGGCCATCAGCAGCGGCACCGTCACCCTGAACTTCTGTAAGACCAAATACGCCATGCCGGTCGACTACGACCGCATGCAGGACCGCACCCACTGGGACAAGACCCAGCGCTGGGAAATGCTTGGCCCGGAGACCGCGCAGCAATGGGAATGGCTCAAGTCTGGCTGGATCTCGACCGGGCCGCGCATCCGCTGGCGCATCATGGGTTCGTATTTCCAGACCTGGCCCCCGATCGCCAGCGCGCACCGCATGGGCTTCGAATACATCGGCAATGGCTGGGCACTGGGCGCCGGCGGCGCGCCGCAATCCGCCTTCCTGAAGGACACGGACACCTGCGTTTTCCCTGACCGGCTGATGATCACCGGCCTGAAGATGCGCTACCAGCAAGCCAAGGGCCTCGGTTCCGACTTCGTCGACCAGTACAACCGCCTGCTGACCATCGCCACGGGTAACAGCAATGGCGCTGCGACGCTGAGCATGCGCCCGAGCCGCCTGAACACGCTGATCGGCTGGGACAACATCCCGGACAGCGGCTTCGGCAACTTCGGGAATTGACGATGCTGCGCCGCCCTCGCCAGAAACCGAAAACCCCGCCGCTGGCGCGCCCGCTCACCATGCCGGCCCCCACCGGCGGCCTGAACGCGCGCGATGCGCTGGCGGCGATGCCGCCGAACGACGCCGTGATCCTCGATAACTTCTTCCCTGGCACCACCAGCGTCGACCTGCGCAACGGCTACGAAGTGTGGTCGAGCGGCTACCCGGCCGCGGTCGAGTCGCTCATGACCTACAACGGCCCGACCCTGTCGAAGCTGTTCGCCGCCTGCGCCACCGCCTTCTACGACGCCACCGCCAAGGGCGCTGTCGGCGCACCGGCTGTGACCGGCCTGACCAATGCACGCTGGCAGCACGCCAACATGGGCACGCCCGGCGGCCAGTTCCTGGTGTGCGTGAACGGCGCCGACTACCCGCAATCCTTCGACGGCACTTCCTGGAAGGGCTATGCCTCGGTCGCCGCCCAGGCCATCAACAGCATCACCCAGAGCGGCACCACGGCAACGGTCTATACCACCGCTGCGCACGGCCTGTTGACCGGCAACTGGGTGACCGTCGTCGGCGCGGTGCCGGCGGCCTACAACGGCAACTACCAGGTGGCCGTGCCGGCCCAGGTGACGCCGCAGACCATCAGCACGATTACCCAGAGCGGCACCACCGCTACCCTGACCACGGCAGCCGCGCATGGCCTGTCGACTGGCGCGCTGGTCACCGTCGCCGGCGCCACCCCGGCCGCCTTCAACGGCACCTTCAACATCACGGTGACCGGGCCGACCACCTTCACCTACACGATGGCCAGCGCCCCGGGCGCGAACGCCAGCGTGGTCGGCACGTACACCGCGCCGGTGAACAGCTTCACCTACACCGCGGGCGCGGCGCCGGGCGCTAACGCCACGACGGTCGGAACCTATGTCGTCGCCCCGACCATTACCGGCGTCGACCCGCGCAAGCTGGTGCACATCAACATGTACGCCAACCGCCTGTTCTTCATCGAAAAGGAGAGCTGCCGGTTCTGGTACCTGCCGGTCAACACGATCGGGGGCGCGGCCGTCTCGTTCGACCTGGCGCCGCTGTTCCTGCTGGGCGGCTACCTGGTCGCGATGGCCACCTGGACCATCGACGACGCCACCGGCATGGTCGAGTATGCGGTCTTCATTTCGTCCGAGGGCGAGGTGGTCGTGTACAGCGGCACCGATCCCTCGAGCGCCTCCGCCTGGCAGAAGAACGGCCGCTTCCGCATGGGCCGCCCGGTCGGGCGCCGCTGCTATGAGCGCTCCGGCTCCGACCTGATTGTGCTCACCGAAGACGGATTTACGCCGCTGTCGAAAGCCCTGCTAACCGACCGTTCGCAGTTGCAGGCCACCATCAGCGACAAAATCGAGAGCCTGGTCTCGAACGACGTGCGCGCATATGGCGCAGCCTTCGGCTGGCAGCCGATCCTGAGCCCTGCCGGCAAGAAGCTGCTGGTGAACGTGCCCCAGGTCGAGGGCCGGCTGCAGTACCAGTACGTCATGAACACCATCACCGGGGCCTGGTGCCGCTTCACCGGCTGGAACGCCAACGTATTTGGCCTGCTCAAGAGCGACCTATTCTTCGGCAGCAACCTGGGCAAGGTCGCCAACAGCGCCTTCGTTGCGCGATGCGATGTCGGCTTCGCAGACAACGGCGCCTTCATCTTCGGCGAAGCCAAGACGGCATTTCACTATTTCGGCGCGCCCGGCATGCAGAAGCAGGTCACCCTGGCCCGGCCACTGCTGCGCACGACTGGCGATATGGAGATCGCCATGTCCATCGATATGGACTTCCGCGACACCTACCCGACCTCGATGCCGAGCTATGCCGGCAACACCGGCACGCTGTGGAACACCGCGCCGTGGAACTCGTTCCCCTGGGCCAGCGGGTCGGGTGTGCAGAAGGACTGGCAGGGTGCTAGCGGCGTCGGCGATGCGGCGGCATTCCACATGCGCGCGGTGAACAACAAGACCAGCCTGCAGTGGCAGGCGGTGCAGTACGTCTACCGCATGGGCGGTGTGCTGTGAAGCTGGTGCTGGGCGAGGACTCGACCGTGGCGGCCTGGGTGGCCGCGCGCATCCCTGGGCGGGTCGAGTTCAAGGACATGCGCGCCATCGGCATCGAGCGCGCTGGCGTGCCGGTCGGCGGCGTCGTCTACCACGAATACCGCGGCAACGACATTCAGATGTCGTGTGCATCGACATCAATGCGATGGCTCGATAAGGGAGTGCTGCGCGCGCTTTTCGCCTACCCGTTTGTGCACCTGAAATGCGACCGCGTCAGCGCCTATACCGGGATCGATGCCAAGCACACGCGCCAGTTCCTGGAGCGGCTCGGGTTCGTGCAGGAGGGCGTGATACGCCGCGGCTTTGAAGAAGGCGACTGCGTGCTCTACGGCATGTTGGTCGAAGAATGCAAATGGATAAAGGAGCTCCAACATGGGTAAGAAAAGCGCACCGGCCGCGCCAGCCGCGCCGGATCCGGTAGCGACGGCTGCCGCGCAAACGCAACAGAACATAGCCGCGGCCAACGCCCAGGCGACGCTGAACCATTCGAACCAGAACACGCCGTGGGGGTCGCAGACCTGGACGTCCGGCCCGGCTGGTCCGGACGGCATCAGCCAGTGGACTTCGAACGTCACCCTGTCGCCCGCACAGCAGGCGCTGTCGGATTCGAGCGACCGCATCAGCCAGAACTTGGCGAACCTTGGCGAGAAGCAGCTGGGCGCCGTGAGCGACACGCTGGGCAAACCGTTCAACTACAGCGGCGCGCCGGCGCAGGTGAACGGCGTGCCCACTCGACAACTGCAAAACACGGCCGGCTACGGCACGATTCAGAACGACGTCGATCTGGGAGGTGCCAACCTGTACCAGACCTTCCAGGATGCCCAGAAGGCAGCCTACAACCAACAGGCTCAGTACCTGGACCCGAAGTACAAGCAGGACCAGTCCGACCTGGAAAACAAGCTGATCCAGCAGGGTGTGTTGCAGGGGACCGAGGCATGGGACAAGGCTACCCAGAACCTCGGCCAGCAGCGCACTTTCGACTACAACAACGCCTTCAACAATTCCTACGCCACCGGCTTGGCGGCCCAGAACCAGCTCTACAGCCAGGCGCTGAGCAACGGCAAATTCCACAATGACGCACAACAGCAAGGATTCGGGCAGTCGGTCGCAAATGCCCAGCTGAACAATGCCGCGCAAGGGCAGGCCTTCAGCAACGACGTAACGAATGCGAACCTGCAGAACCAAGGTCGCTCCCAGTACATCAACGAGCAGAACTATCTGCGTCAGCAGCCCCTGAACGAACTGAATGCGCTGCGCTCCGGCTCGCAGGTCAACTCGCCCCAGTTCGGCAGCACGCCGCAGGGCAGCGTGAATCCGACCGACATCGCCAGCCTGTATGGCCAGCAGTACCAGGGCCAGCTGGCGCAGTACAACGCGGGCGTGGCCGGGAACAACGCGCTGACCAGCGGCCTGTTCAGTCTCGGCAGCGCCGCGCTCATGTCGGACCGCCGCCTGAAAACCAACATTCGCCAGATCGGCATGCACGCGATCGGCATCCCCCTTTACAGCTACGACTACATCTGGGGCGAGCCGAGCATCGGCGTGATGGCCGACGAGGTCGAGCAGGTCCGCCCGGAGGCGGTGCTGCGCCATCACCCGAGCGGCTACGCAATGGTCAGCTATGGAGCCCTGAATGCCTAACATCAACACCATTTCCTTCGGCCCTGGCCAGTCCAACGCGGACCTGCAGGCGCAGCAGCTGCAACTCCAACGCCAGCAGAAGCTGGCCGAGGTGCTACGTCAGCAATCGCTCACGCCTCAGGGGACGCAGGTCGTCAGCGGCGTGGCGGTCAAGAACAGCCCCCTGCTCGGCGTGGCGCAGCTGGCCAAGGCCTTCATGGCCAACAAGCTCGACAAGGACACCGATGCGAAGCAGACGGAGATCGGCAACACCGTGGCCCAGCGCTCTGCCGCCGCGCTGCGCGCGCTGGCGCCGGCCGGCGTATTCCCTGATGAGCAAGGTGCACCTGGCGCTGGCGCTCCTCCCATGCCAGGCCCTGCATCGATGCCGGCGC